AAGATGATCTGCGCCACCCGTGCATGATGCTCCGCCAGCGTCTCGCGGATATGCGCAAGATCAGCATTTGCGTGCCATCGGGTGCAGTATCCGCCTGACAGGATTGCTTGCAGGTCTCTCATAGTTCGCCCCTTATCACCATAAGCCATTCCGCCGCCGCCTGAGCGGCCTTTATATCTCCACGCGCAATTGCATCCCATACAGCAAGCATTCCCGGCGCGTCGTGGCGAATATACCGCGTCAAATGGTCAGACGGCGCGGCTTGCCAAAAGCCCATATGGTCGATCACCTCGGGGGCTTCCAGGTATGCGATGGTTGGTAGGGTGGTCATTCTCCGCCTCCGATCTTGCGGGCCTCGTCGGTCTTTATCCCACCAATCTTCAAAACCGCATTGCGCAGCGCGTAAGCCGCAGCTTTGCAGTTTGCGACATAGGTTCGATGCCCGCCCCACTTCGCGGCGTCGTCGCATTTGTTCGCCTCGTCGCTGGCCCAAGCCGCCGCCGCCCGCAGCCCAATCGCAATGCCGCGATCCTCGGCGGCGCGGATGGCGTCGGTGTCGGTCTTGTCTATGTATGGACTGTCAGGCGCCAAGTCACGCCAAGCCGCCAAATCATGTTGCAGCCCCGGCAGCCGGTCGGCTGCACTTTCCAGATATGCGATCAACCAGACCGGAATGCTTTTGACTTTCAGAGCCCGCTCAAGTGCCTGGTCTACCGCCGCATTCGCCCCGCACACTCGCGCCACCTGCATGTTCCTGCGGTGGTATTCTGTGGTGATGTAGTCCTCATACACATCAGTCATTGGCGTTCCCCTTCGTGATGGCGGCGAGGGCGGCAACAAGCGCGTCGTGCTGCCGCAATTGCCTGCCGAAATCAGCGGTCTGGACCGGCGAAATATACGGGAGCGCCGCCTCCACCAGCGCCGCAATTTCCGGCAGTGCCAGAGCCTCGGCCAGCGTGATGCCGGGTTGAATAGTATTTTCGCCAGTTTTACGCACCATCAGTCGTTCTGACCGCTCCGGGAACCGACCCTCAGATATATCTCTGGCAATATTTTCAGAGACAGTTTCAATGCGCAGATCACTTTTCAAAATTGCCTTAAACTGAGGCTCCCAGATAACGGCCACATCTGTCACGCAGTTGCACTTGCTCGGCAAAGCCTCGCCGCATCCCGCGCACTTCCAAATCCGTTCCGGCGCGATCATTGCCCGTCCTCCGGCTCGATGAGCGCGATGATGGCGCGGCAAACCGCGTTGGCGTAGTCCCGCGTCGTCACGTCCATGTCGTGAGCGTCGTTGATGGCGGACAGGATCAATTCTGGGTCTGCCGCCTCTCTCCGCGCCTTGTTCCGCTCGGCCCGCTTGATGGCTTCAAGCGCGGCGGTGGCGTCGGCGGGGGTGACAAGTGCAGCGGCGGCACGGATGATGGTTTCCGCGTCTTCCAAGACCTGCACGCCATCAGGGCAGCGGTTCCGTTCTCCGCGCGGCCCGCTGATCCGATTTGCAATAGCCTGCGCTTCGGTATCGCAGCAATGCAGCACATTGCACAGCACCTCAAACGCCGCCGCGACAATGGCGGCCTCACGGGCGCGCAGGGCGGTGATTACGGATACCAGAGTTGCGGCGCGGGAAAGACGTTCTGCGTCTATTGCGTCCACGCTTCCGTCAGCCATGTTTCTCAGGTGAAACGCTAACATGCCCACGCTTTCAGGCTGCGCCTCCAGCGCGTCCAGCGCCTCGTTGCTCAGGTCAATCATTGCCCGTTCTCCATCTCTTTCAGCGCATCCCGCGCGGTTTCCTGCAACGCCCATGCCTCTTCGGCAGCGACAACTGGGTCGGCGTCTTCCCACGGCGGGTTCCGCGCGCTGTGTGGCGGTTGGCGCAGGGCGTCGACCTTGGCCGTAGCGATCTCGGCAAGCGCGTCTGATAGCTTTGCCACCCGAGCCTCGGCCTTCTCGGCGCGGGCGTAATTCTCCGCCGCCGCTTGCCGCGCCGCCATGCAATCCGCATCAAGCGCCGCCACCCGCGCCAACAGCGCACCGGCCCGTTGGTCCGCTGCATCCCGCTCGGCTTCGGCCTTCTCGGCGGCACTCGCAATGGTGGAATTAAGCTTGTCGATCACAGAGGACTTGTGTTCTGACTGCTTGCGGTCGTAGTCCCGCTCGGCAGTCAGGCGGGCGACGATAGCCTTATGGTCAGTCCAATGGACCCAGCCGCCGTTTTCGTCTGGCGCGGTGCCAATGTCATAGCCCACCAATCGGTAGCGCGGTGCGTCAGTCATTTCCCTCTCCCCTCAATTTCCTTGACCGCGAGCCATGCGGCCAGCGCGGCGGTTGCAAGCCCGGCGATGAAGCCGAGAACGAATGTAGCGGTCATCCCTCACCCCCTTCCAGCGCGGCGGCAATCTCGGTGAGCGTTGCGATGGCCGCGCGGAGTTCGGTGGCGGTCCAGTGGTAAGATGCCGGAAGTCCCATGCACACATGGCCGTGCTCGCAAGTCTCGTCATAGACCCGCACCAGTCCATACACCCCCGGCACGATTTCCTTGCGTGTCACGGTGCGCACGGGGCCGGTGGGGGCTTCGGTCCATTCGGCGATGAGGTCTGCATCAGCATTGCCAAGGCAGCTAGCCCCGTCGTCCCGATACCAATGCTCAGACTCATCAAACGGGACGCACCATGGGTAAGGCTGATTCCCGTCAGTCCATGCCGGTCCGCATTTTTGTCCATCACGCCTGCGGTAGTATTTTCCAGCTTCAATCTGCATCACACTCTCCTGTGTTATCCTGCGTCACACTGTGCAGCGCGGCGGCGGGGTTGTCAACTGGCAAACTGATCAGCCGCGTATCCGCCCCATTGCGCGGCCCATGCCTGCGCCATGCCGGGGAATGTCTTGCTGCGAAATTTCCAGCGATCCGGCCCGGTCATGCGTCTGCCCCTTCCACCCACCAGTCGTTCCCGCATCGTTTCCATTGTCCAGCTTCCAAATAGATGTCTCCGCCCGGCATACTGTCCCAGCCTTTCGACCACCCAAAAGCCCAGCGTGTTAGCCGCATTGTAGCTGGGAGGCCGTCAAACATTATTACGTCTGCGGTAACCCTGTTCTTCCCTTCAAAGCGCGCTGCACGGACTTCCCGAAAAAACAGTGGAGCGCCGTCAGGGAGGCTAGCCTTCGCAACCTCCTCGACTATGAGGGTCGCCCGGTTCATCACTCACCCCCGATCTTCGCCGCCAGATCGGCGGGCGGGGTCAGGGCGCGGATGGCTTCGGAATGCCCCCGGTGCATGTCACTAACCCGCCCTGCGCGACGAATTTCGTAGTTATCGCTTCCGCAGCAAAGCGCCCCCATGGCGGTCTCCGCTTGCATTGTATGCCATGCAGCCGCCGCATCCCGCCCCATTTCCCACGCCTTCGCCAGATCGGCTTGGCGCGCGTCGGGGCCGGGCTGGCTGCCCGAGGCGGGGCGGGTGTTGATTGCGGTCATGCGCGTTTCTCCTGAGTGAGGGCGTCAAAACAATTCATGCTGCACCTGCTCTTTCTGGTCCTCGGGCGGCGCCCAAATCCACTGCCCCGAGGCCATGGGCAGATGCGAGAGCGCGCCACGCATACGCCGCTGCCAGAGGGCAAACTCCGTTGCCGAGCAATCGCAAAGCGCGTGACCGGGCGGCCAGCCCATCAGCCATTCTACGAACAGCGGGTTCAGCCGCCGCTTGTTCCGGCTGCGCCAAAGTCTGCGCCAGGTTGCCCGCCCATGCGAAGCAATCACCGATGCCCGTAGCGGGCGCCAGATCGGGCGCAATTGCGAGAGTGTCGGACCATGCGGCTGCGTCTCCGGGGCCGGGCGGGAAAAGCCCTGTTCCGCGCGATGGTCCAGCAAGTCTAGGCGCGTCTTGCCATTCACCCGTGTTACGCTGGCTTCGCTGCTGCCCTTGTGGTCCCGGCTGGCTGGCGTAGGCCATGTTCCCATTTCCGCCAAATCGTTGAGGTTCTGCGACCATCCTGTTTCCGCTTTCCGCTGCTGCCTCGGCCCGTCTGGTTGATCCCCGCTGCGAAAGTCCCGCGATTGTGGGCTTGGCCAGATCGACGTTGCCGCCGTCAGCGTGTCCGCCACGCCCCGGCTGTGCCGCATCCCCGAGGATTTCGCATCCTCTCCCCGCGCGGTGGGCCACGCAGAACCACCGGAGCCGCTCATGCGGCGCGCCAGTTTCAGCCGCTGAGAATGCGCCAGCCGCAGGCGTCCAGCCCATATCCCATAACTCTCGCAGCACGGTTTCTGCGCCAAGGGTGATGTGGCCAGCGACGTTTTCGAGGAAGATCCAGCGCAAGCCGTCGCCAAGTTCGCGGATGACGCGGGCGACGTGGGGCCAGAGGTGGCGCGGATCATCTGCCCCGAGGCGCTTTCCGGCTTGGCTGAACGGCTGACAAGGATAGCCAGCCAACAGGGTGTCGATTGCCCCTGCGAATGGCCGGGCATCGAAGGTGGTGAGGTCATCCCAGATTGGCGCGGGTGTGAAATACCCGGCGCGCTGTCCTGCGATGATGCTGCGCCGTGGGTATTCCTCCCATTCGACAAAGCAGCGGGTGTGGAAGCCGGGTTCGGCAAGACCGAGGCCCATATCCAGGCCTCCGCCGCCTGCGCAGAGGGACAATCCGTTTCGGGGACGTAGCACCATGTCATGCCCGCGCCTGCGTCTTGCGCCCGGCAATTGCCTTCAACTTTTCGGCTTGTTGATCGGTGTAGATGGTCATTCGCAATCCCCCTTATCCAACCCGTCGCCGGGATAGCTGGGCCAAACGCTGGCGATGGACAGCACAGACGCGCCGCCAAGAATGAAGCCGCAGATGAACGCGGCGATGGCGATCAGGATGGTCATTTTGCCACCCCCGGCCTGCGGATCAACGACTGATCCCACGGCTTGTTGCCGGGGTCGAGTTTGACGGCGCCGGAAATACAAGCGCGGTGGCCGACATGCGAAGACCAATCTTTGGACCTCCTGCACATCTCTTTCTCGTATCCCCAGATCGTCCCATCTTCATCCCGCGCGATGTAGTTGATCCGGTCGTCAAGCGCCGCCCAAGGCAGGCTGATGTCGCGCAGGGGTTCGGGTCGAACGCGGTAGGCAAGGTGCGGCGCCCATCGAGGTTGAGACTGATCCCAAGCGCCAGCGTAGCTTGACTCAATCACCTCCCCACGCCGCCACGCCAGAAACAGCGCCGCAGCGGTTTCGTCGTCAAGTTCGCCCAGCGGCTTGTCGATCTTCGTCAGGTCCATTGTCGTCTCCTATGAAAAGCCCCCGGTCCGATGCCGGGCGTCAGTCGCGGGTCTCAATCAACCGGATAGCCGCGTAGATCGTATCATCATCGCCGGGCAGAAAGCTGCGGCGGTGCAGCATGGCGCGCAACCGGATCGCAACCGCCGCCGCGTTGAAAATCGGCGGGTCGGTCAGTTCGGGCAGATGCACGGGAATGTAACGGACGGTCATTGAAGCCGCATCCAGATCAGAAACGCCACCTCTGCCGCGCCGAAGCCAAGGCAGAACACGACAAGGTAAACGGTGAAGGTGTTGAAGGTCATCACCCCGCCTCCGCAATCTCAGCCGATGCCGACTGCCAGTGCATGATCGCTTGCGGGCCGAAGAACGCTTCCGCCTGTTCTGCCGTCAGCACCTCGGGAACGGTGTCGTCGATCACAACGCCGATCACCGTGGCGGTGCAGACACGCAGGTATTGCCCGCCGCGCACGGCATCATCGGAGACGTTTTCCCAATCGTGGTCCAGGTATACGGTCGCGGTGCGGTAGTCCTCGGCAAAGTTGCTCATGTCGATCCTGATGCTGTCGTCGGAACGCGCGGCAATCGCGGCTGGGGTCATGGATACGGTGCGGTGCATTAGCGGGGTTCCTTGGTGATGGCGGCGAGGTAGGTTTGTTCGGGGGTGGTCATGTCTTCGCTCATTGCTGGTGGCGACGGATAAACATCATGAGCAGTTCGTAGTCTGCCGTGGTCATGTTGTTATCAGTTGCAATCTTGGCGCCATCGGTTTCCCATTCATCGTGGGTCTTCCACTGGCATCCGACCCCGGCGTGGGTATCGGTAATTGTGACCTGATACGGGATGCATCCGCAAATAAAGGTGACGTCTCGCGTCACCACGCCGCCCCAGATGGTGCCGCCCCGGATGGTGCCGCCCCGGATGGTGCCGCCCCGGATGGTGCCGCCCTCGATGGTGCCGCCCCGGATGGTGCCGCCCCGGATGGTGCCGCCCTGGATGGTGCCGCCCTCGATGGTGCCGCCCCAGATGGTGCCACCCCGGATGGTGCCGCCCCGGATGGTGCCGCCGATCACTTCCGCGCGCGGGCCGATATATACCTCATCAGCCGCAAATGCCGCATCAGCAACCCAGCCGCCGCCGTTATTGTGCTGATGTGCGGGGCGCGTGATGCCGTCGCGGAATTTGTGGGTGGTGGTCATGCTGGCACCTTCGTGATTGCGTTTGACGCCATGGTGCGGGCGACTTCCACGATGGGGTTCAGCCACTCCGCCGAGATGCCCTTCTCGTTGCCGTAGTCGATGGCCTCGGCAACATTGCGCTGAAACTCTTGCAGGTTCGCCTCTTCCGGCGTCGGCCATGCCTCGACCTCGGCGCGCATGTTTGCAATGGCGCCTTCCGGCGTCTGGTCGCTCTTGCCGTCAAAGCGGCGGCGCATAGCGTGGTCGGCGTATCCATCGACGCTCCACCAATCACCGCAAAGATTTAGGTTCATTGGAATATACATCGGCTCGCCAAGCTTGCGGTTCGCCGCTTCGTTCAGTTCCGCCAGCGCGGCCTTGAGTTCATCATTGGTCATTGTCTTCTCCATGTTGCAGGTCACAGGTCGCACCATTCAAGATAGGCCAGCTTGTCCGCTTCGGTGCATGGCTGGGTGCGGGGAAAGCGGATGGCGTTGAAAAGCCGGATCGCGCTGGCAATCATCACCGGATCGCCCATGTCGCGGACGCTGGCAAGGTAAGCTGCGGAAAGCGTGAAGCGGATCGGTTGCATCGTGGCGGTCCTTCTGTCTGCGTCGTCTTCCGTTACACCATGCAGCGTATCCGGCGCCGGGTCAAGCGCATTGTGCAGCGAGCGTCGCGTTATTTTTTGTGTTGCATTGCGCTGCATGGTGTTGCAGTATCGGCGGCATGAAAACAGTCTTCGACAAATGGACCGATGCCGCAGCCCTCGCACGGGCGCTTGAACTGCCGCCCCAAACGGTCAGAGCATGGCGCCTTCGCGGGTCAATCCCGGCGAAATATGACCTTGAGTTGATCCGGGTGACAAAGAAAGTCCTCGGGCAAACCATCACCATCGCCGATTTCGCCAAAGAGCGGGCGGCGTCCAGGAAGAGTTAGCCTCCCTGCCAAGCGCATCCTCCCGCGCAAGGCCAACTCCCCGGCGTGTAATGCGCCGGGGCTTTCTCTAGACATGGGATATCAACATGAACGCCTTCACGATCAAAACCGCAGACCTGAAAGCCGCCGTCAAGCGGTTGAAGCCCGCCTATGAGCGGTGGGGCAAAATCCCGATCCTGTCGCATACTCTGGTATCGGTGGCGCCCGGCGCGGTTGAATTTGTCCAGACCAATCTGGACTTGGAAATTCACCATACCGCCGAAGCAACCGCCGCTGCCGATTTTGCCTTCACCGTTGATTACAAGCTGTTAGCGCGGCTTGCGGCGCTGGATTGCGAGGCGCTGACGTTCACCGTCACGCCGGGCAAAGATGCCGACAAACTGACTGTCTCGGCTGATGGGTTCTCGCTTTCCGTCAACCTGCTGTGCCAGGCTGTTGACTTCCCGTTGATGCCGGAGGCAAGACTTGCCGCCTTCAATGTCGCCAAGACAACCACTTTGCTTGCCGCGTCCGACATCAACCGCCTGTTGCGGCTTTCGGCCCACTGCATTTCGACCGAGGAAACCCGCTACTATCTGAACGGCGTGTATCTGTGCAAATCACCGGATGCGACATTGCGGGCCGTTTCAACCGATGGGCACCGGATGGCGCGGATTGATAGCGCCATTGCTTGGACCGGGCCGGAGGTGATCTTGCCGACAGAAGCGGTGAAGGCTTTGCTGCGCGAAACGGCGGGCAATGTCACAATGTCGCTCTGCGACGGTCCGCACTTGGCGGTGTTCGCTGGCGATGGCTGGACATATCGCGTCAAGCTGATTGACGGCAAGTATCCGAACTACGGCAAGGTCATTCCAGAAGAGAACAACGCGATTTCTGCGGTGATTTCGGCGGCGCAGATCAAGCGGCTGATGGCGGTGCCGGAATATGGCTTCAAATCGGTTTTCGTTGCCATCACGGCGGGTCAGATGAGCGCAAAGTCTGATGACCGCTCCGTATCCGTCACCATCCCGGCGCAGGCAACCGGGCCTGATGGGTTTATCACGGGGTTCAATCGGAAATACCTTGCCGCTCAGGCAAGGGTCACTCCGACATTCCGCCTCACGTCAAAGGGCAGCAATGAACCGGCGCGGATTGTTGGCGATGACCCGCTCGCGATTTTCGTGTTGATGCCTGTAACATCGAAGTATCTGAAATGAGGGCGATAATGCAAACCAAAACCCAGGTCATCCGCACCCCGTCAGGTGACAAGCCCGTCACCTTGCCGCGCCTGCCGGATGATGCCGCTATCGGCCTACCAGATGATCGGGCGGAAACATACCCGCGCTTTACGCTGGTGCGTATGGCTCCGCGCAAACGCTTCACCGGCCCGGCGCGTCTGGTGGCGGAAGAGTTGATCCGGCTGGGGGCGCGGTGATGGCAATCATCAAAGAGGAACGCATTGGGAATCAGCGCCTGATATTGGGGGATTGCCTTGAGGTGATGCCGCTGCTCGGGCGGTTCGATGCCGTGGTGACGGACCCGCCTTATGGAATTGGCAGGGACGGGCAGAAGCGAACCGCAGGCGGCAAGGGCGGGCGCAAGGCACATGAGTTTAAAGGTTGGGATGCGCGCAGGCCTTCTGAAAATGCTTTTGCCCAAATGTTGAGCAAAAGTGGCGACCAAATCATATGGGGTGGAAACCACTTCGCTGACCTACTGCCACCATCGCGGGGCTGGCTGGTATGGGACAAGGGGCAGCGGATTTCGCAATCAGATGGGGAACTGGCCTTTTCATCGCGGCGAGGTCCGCTACGGATAATGACCCTAAATCGCGTGTCTTTGATTTTGGAGACTCACGCAAATCATTTTTCGGTGCAAAGCGACGACACAACGCGCCATCCCACCCAAAAGCCCGTCGCCCTCATGGAATGGTGCCTCGGCTTCCTGCCCGACGCCAAGACCATCCTCGACCCCTTCATGGGCAGCGGCACCACGCTCGTAGCATGCCAGCGCATGGGGCGGCAGGGGATCGGCATCGAACTGGACCCAGATTATTTCGCCATTGCCTGCAAGCGCGTTGACGAGGCCGCGCGACAACCGGACCTGCTGATCCCCGAAACCCGCCCGCAACCAGTGCAAGAGGGGTTTGACCTATGACCGCGCTGGAAGCCCTCGCAAACGCCGCTATCGGCCTACCAGATGATCGCGCCGAGACATACCCGCGCTTTACGCTGGTGCGTATGGCGCCGCGCAAACGCTTCACCGGACCGGCGCGTCTGGTGGCGGAAGAGTTGATCAGGCTGGGAGCGCGGTGATGGGGATCATCAAAGAGGAGCGCATCGGAAATCAGCGGCTGATCTTGGGCGATTGCCTAAAGGTCATGCCGCTGCTGGGGAAGGTTGACGCGGTTGTGACGGACCCACCGTATGGGATTGGCGCTGCTGCCCAAGCATTCATGGGCGTCAAGAAGCGCGGCAATTCCAAATGTGCTCCAAAGGATTACGGCGATAAGGGCTGGGACGACACGCCAGCCAACATGGGCTGGTTCAACGGTAGGACGCCTGCAATCATATGGGGTGGAAACTTTTTGTCCCTTCCAGCGACCAAGCGTTGGCTTGTGTGGGACAAAATGAACGATGGGATGGCGTTGGCTGATTGCGAGATAGCGTGGACCAACACTGATGGAGCGATAAGGCTTTTCCGCCACGAGTGGTCAGGGTTCAGGAGGGGCGCAGAACAGGGAATTTCCAGACACCACCCCACCCAAAAACCCGTCGCCCTCATGGAATGGTGCCTCGGCTTTCTGCCTGACGCCAAGACCATCCTTGACCCCTTCATGGGCAGCGGCACAACCCTTGTTGCATGCCAGCGCATGGGCCGCCACGGCACGGGGATAGAACTGGACCCGGACTATTTCGCCATTGCTTGCAAGCGCGTCGATGAGGCAGCCCGGCAAGATGATCTTTTCATTGCAGCGCCACCGCCCAAACCAAAGCAGGAGCCGCTTCTGTGACCGCGCTGGAAAGCCTCTGCAACGCTGCTATCGGTCTTGTCGTGTCATGGGCGGCAACGCGCTTCATTCTCGGCTATGACGCGGGACAGAGCGTCGCAATTACCGCTATGTTCTTCGGGCTGTCTTTTGCGCGAAGCTACATCATCAGAAGCATATTCAGGAGGATACAGGAATGAAACCCACCTACGGCTCTCAGCCGGTGCCGCTGGGCAAGTATGCCAGCGTCTCAGAAGCCGCCCGCAAGATGGGCGTCACGCGGCAAGAGGCAAAGCGGATATTGAGAGGGAAGAAATGAAAAAGGCCCGGAGTGATCCGGGCCTTCGCTTTACATCCTTGAGAAAAAATCCATAATCTGCCTTGAGGCATCTGTCGCGCCTCGACCGACAATGACCTTGTGCCCAATGCTTTCCAGATAGCTGATCATCCTCATTTGATCATCAGAAAGCTTGCCGCCCTTCACCCGCTTCATTTCAACCCAAAGCCGCCAAGCCGGAATATGCAGGTCAGGCACCCCGGCGACAACGCCTTCGGCTTTCAAATTCTTGCCTGTGCTTATGGCGCGATGTTCCCCGTTTGGAATGGCGTAGATCAGCACCCCGTTGAACTTGGACCGGAACCACGTCACCAGCCCGGCCTGTTCTTCGTGCTCAGAAGCTAATGTCGTCGTCGAACATTTCGGCGGCAAGTCCAATGACGCGGGCCTGTTCTGCTTTGGCGGCATGGTCAACCTTTCTCGGGCTGTAGTCGAGTTGGACGATATCGTGAAACTTCCCGTTTGGCTTGACCTTGATCCGGCTGGGCCAAGCCCATGCGGCGCATTCCATTAGCGCCTCGCGCGTGGTCATGCTGGAAGAGGTCAGGGCCTTCATACGGGCGTGGTAGCGGCTCGCCGCATATCCGCCATGGTCAGGGCAAAACCACTCGTTGATATAGGTAAAGCCGCAGCGATAAGTGACCTTCACGCTATCCGGCTTGCCTTCCTTCTGGTGCAGGGCATAGGTCACGCCGTCAACGTCCATCCATTCGGCTTGGACTTGATTTGACAGCATGGCACCTTCATAGGACCGAGTGCCGTGGTTGAACTCCGGCGCCGGAAACTCATAGTCGCATTCGATGCATCGCCGCGCAGCAGCGTGGTTCATAGTCTGGCAGTTCGGGCATTTCCTGACAGGTGCCGTCCCTTCGCCGCCGCTACCTTTCGGCTTTGGCTTCACGGCATCAATAAACCCGTGCCGCTCAACGTTCTGGCCGTAGTCCAGCACAAGGCAATTCTCCTTGCCCGGCGCCAAGCGTGTTCCACGCCCGACCATCTGCACATATAGCCCCGTGCTGGCCGTGGCCCGCACCAGCGCCACCAGATCAACGGCAGGGGCGTCAAAGCCCGTGGTCAAGACATTCACATTGATCAGGCACCGGGTCAGGCCGCGTTTGAAAGCATCAATCTTGGCGTCACGGTCTTTCGTTCCATCTGACCCCGTGACAACGCAGCATTCAATGCCGTGCGTCTTGAACTCATCTTCCAGCATTTTGGCATGTTTGATACCGCTGCCGAAGATCAGCCAGGATTTGCGGTCTGCCCCCAGCTTGACAATCTCGGCAACCGTGGCCCGCACAAGTTCCGGGTCGGATGCCGCTACCGCAAGTTCGCTTTCGATGAACTCGCCGCCGCGCATATGCACATCACTTAGGTCAATTTGCCTTGCACCGCCCTTGCTGATCACCGTGGACAGGTATCCTTGCTCCATCAGCATCGCCACGGGAATATCGTAGGCAATCCCGTCAAAAATCGCGCCTTCGCCTTCGTGCAAATAACCGCTGTCCAGCCGGTAAGGCGTAGCGGTCAATCCGACGATCTTCACGGCTGGATTGCAAACTTTCAGATCGGCAATGAACTTGCCATATCTGGTGGTAGCGTCCTTCGGCAGCATGTGGGCTTCATCAATCAACACCAGATCAGGCGCCGGGACCATATCGTAGGCCTTCTGCCAGACGCTTTGAATTCCTGCGAATGTGATTGGCTTGTCCAGCCGCTTTTGGCCGATGCTGGCGCTGTAAAAGCCAAATTCAGCCTGCGGATAGAGCGACAGAAGCCCCTTGGCGCCTTGCTGCAATAGTTCCTTGACGTGAGTGAGGATCATAACCCGAGTTCCGGGGAATGACATAGCGTCCATGACGATCTGCGCAATGATGGCCGTTTTCCCAGCGCCAGTGGGGGCAATGATCAATGGATTTTCCCCCTTGCCCTGCGCCCAATAGTCATACAGCCCGTCAATTGCCTTGCGCTGGTAGTCTCTCAGTTCAAACGCCATCAGAACAAATCACCCCTATCAATCACATCATCAGGGTCAGGCGCCCATGCCGTCTTTGACTGGACAACCGCCATCGGATGATTTGGCGAAAGCCAAGCGTGAAAGCTTTTGCACCCGTCGCAAATCAGCTTGTTCCCCGGCTGTCCTCCGACCGGGGGATACATCCCGGCGACGACGCAGCCGCAGCGGCGGCACGGCACTAGAGCCTTGCACGACCCATCCAAATTTATTGTTCCGATACGATTATCCATGCTCTGCCCTGATCTTCTCGCTGGTGCCAATGCCGTTGCGAATGACTTCGCCGTCTTCGGTGATATACTCGATCCACGATTGCCCAGCGTCATGCACCTGCCAAGGCATCATATGGTTATTCCAGATGTGGTTCTCGCAACCTTCGGTCTTGGGCGCGCATTCGCCATGAATGGCGCAGGACCATGACCCATCCCGTTCCGCCGTCACATGCGCGCAAGTGCGGCAGTTGACTTCCGGCAGCTTGCCCCGATGGCAAACTGCCTTGAAGCTGCAAAACTTGCAGCCCCAGAAGCTTTCGTCTTCACCGATCTTGCCGGGCGCAGTGTCCGAAAAGATGATCCGCTCGGCCCGCGCCAAAGCCTTCAACGCGACGGCCTCGTCAAGCTTGATCCGCTCGCCATAAATCTCGTCGGTGTTCTTGTTGACGGCCAAGAACAAGGCCCGATCCAACCCGGCCAAGTGCATCCCGACATGGACCTGCACCCAATAAACCGGCTGCGTCAGTTCCACGCCGCGCGACGAACACGCCTTGAAGTTCTTGTCGTTCATGGTTTTGAACTCAAGGACGTGCGGTTTTCCGCTTTCCCTCAGCCCTTGAACCACGCCGTCAAGGCTTTGGGCGAAGTGCCCGCCATGCGCGGTAAAGTTGATCTGCCGCCCGGTTTCCGGGTCACGGTCCCATACAGTGCAGCCGATATCGCGCAGGTTCTTGACCAGCCGCGCCTCTTCCAGATCGCCGGTTTCAAACAACCGACAAACCCGGCCTTCAATCGGTTCGGACCATGCCCAGCGGAATTGATACCACAGCGCGCGGTCGCAATCCTTCCCGATCTGACTTCCACCCAAATGCGGCCTGTGTGCTGACTTCCTCGACTTCTCGTATTGCTCGAAAATCGCCGTTACCGTTGGCAACTTCGCATACTTTTCCAAATCCATCGCCGTCTCCATCCATCCATAAAATGGGGCGGATAACCGCCCCATCAAAAGAGGGATTACTTCTTCTTCCACGGCGGGGTGGAAGCCGCCGCATCCGGTGCGCTGGCCTTCGCTGCCGAACCACTTGCGGCCTCATAGCCGTCAATCTCGTTGCTGGCGCCGTAATCGCCAGAAGCGGGCTTGACCTTGACCTTGACCATCAGCGGCTTGTCATGCAGGTCTTCGCTGTTGCGCGGGGTCATGACACCCACCGCCCGGCAGATGGCCGAAAGCGTGCGCTGTGCAATTTCAACCGCCGTCGCGTTGGGGTTGTTCAGGTTCAGCCGGTCGCTGATCACGCGGCCCTGATGCTCGCCTTCGATGATTTCAAGGCTCAGTTGCAGATAGCTGCCCGTCTGCGCCTTCGTCGGCTTTTCTTCCGACTTCGTGATGACGGCCTTATGCCAGCCTGCCGGGATCACCTCGCGCGGTGTGCTCGGCTCAACTTGGCTGGCGTCAAATCCTGCTAGTTCCATGTGTCTGTCTCCTACTTCGCTGCAAATTCGTGAAAGGGGTTGCCGCCTTCAAAGGTGAACGGCAGAGGGGCGGTGATATTGAACCTGTTTTTCGTGACGCTGGACGCTTGTGGGTAGCAGATGATTTCCCGCTCCCCGGTGCTGATCGCGCGCTTCTTGTCGCCGTCGCCGCGTGTGAAGGTTTTCAGGCGGATGAACGCCACAAGGTCCACATTGTCGGTATAGTGCGGAAGAGATTTCTTGTGCATCCGCACGGTATACCGCCCGAATTGGTCCATGTCGGGCAGGTCCATGGTCTCGGTATCGGCATGGCCGATGAAAACCACGTTCATGCCTTTTTCATAGGCCAGAGCGCCAATCCACTCCCTGATTTGGCGATGCTTTTCAGCGGCAGCACCGTAGCCTGCACCATAGCCGCCCCCGGCCTGATTGATCGACTTGGCCTTCGGATCAGCCGCGACAATCTCTGCCTCGATCATGGTGGCAAGCTGGGTGATGCTGTCCAGCACAACAGTTTTGAAGTCGTGGTCTTCTGTCGCCAGAGCCTCAATCGCCCCAAGAACATCTGCGGTCGATGTGGCAAGCGGGAACAGGCTCACGTCTTCATTCCCTACAAGGCTGGCCGTTCCATCTTCGGTGCGGATGAAGACCGGCTTCGGGAACATCGCGGCCAGCGTGGTCTTTCCCATGCCAGCCTCGGCAAACAACGTGCAGATAATGGGCCGATCATTGCGCGGCTTGGACAGGGATTTCAGGTCAATTGCCATCGGCTTCACCCTTTTCAAACGACAAAACCCACTCGTGCGCTTCCTCGTATGTCAGAAAGCATTTGTGCGTCATGCGGGTTCGGTAGCCTCCGTCGATAGACGGGAAGATTTCCGCCAGACGAAACGGCAGCGGAGCGCGCGGCGTCATGTCTTTGTAGATCACAATCTTTTTTTCCATCACGCCACCTCGACCTTGACGCCGATCTTGCCCGGCTTGGTTTCGAAAGCCGACGCAATCTTGCGCCATATCGCAGGCTCATTCTCCGCCAGCCACTTCATGCCGGGGCCATCTGCTTCCAGCTTGACCTTGACCGGCGCCATGGCTTCCGGGCACTTGTCCTTGACCTTAGCCCATGCCGTCGCGTCGAGCTTGCGGGTGATCGGCTGCGTGAGCGTCACCTTGAACCCGTCCAGTTTGTGGGTGATCGCGCCTTCGCCGCGCACTTCCAAGGCGGCGCAAAGTTCCGCCTCGATCTTCAGCCGCGCCTCATTGGCTTGGTTTTCGGCGCGTTTGGCATCAAGCCAGCCCTGCGCCAAGGCTTCAACGTTACTTCCCATAGTGGTCCTTCCTCTCTTCAACAGGCTTGACCATATGCCAGCCGACAAGATAGGGTCAAGAAAAATCTTCATCATGTGAAAAGGAACTTTCATGGACCTTCTGCCGCTTTCCACCATCCGCGACCTGTTGCGGGACCGGCGCCTTACCGTGGTTGCCGAAAAATCCGGCCTGACCCATCCGACCGTGAAGCGCATTGCTGACGGCGACGAGGCTATCAGCGTAACCACATGGCGCAAGCTTTCGGACTATCTCAAGACCGTGGACCAGCAATGACAGCCGCCGCAGTAGCGCAGGACTACTGCGCCAAAATGGGCTGGTATCTAGTTGCCATCCCGGCAGGAACCAAAGGCCCCACCAATTTTGGCTGGCAAAAGCCGGAACGGGCTATCTCCGATCCAGGCGCGGCCCGCGCCTATTTCGAGGCGAACCCGTCGCACAACATGGGCCTATTGCATGGTCCGTCAGGCACATGCGCGATTGACATTGATCATGTCGAGCATACCCGTCTGATCTTCGAAGGCTTCGGGATTGATTTTGACGCGCTGATGGCATCGGCGCCGCGCATTGTCGGGCGCCCTGACCGTGGCAAGCTGCTATTCGCCGCGCCGGATGGTCTGGTTACGCACAAGATCAGTTGGCCGTCAAAAGTCGATCCGCGCAAGACGGAGGTTGTCTTTGAATTGCGCGCCGGATCGGTGCAGGACGTGCTGCCCCCGTCAGTGCATCCCGACACCGGACGGCCTTACACATGGGCCGGGGCTGATGTGTTTGACGGCCTGCCGCAGCTTCCGCCGCAAATCCTGACCATCTGGCAGGAATGGGATCGCTTCCGCCCCCAAATGATGGATGCCTGCCCGTGGAAAGCCCGGCGCGAGTTTACGCCGCCACCAAAGCCCCGGCGACAGACCGAAAGCGCCAGCGTGATTGACGCTTTCAACGCGGCGCATGACATGCACGAATTGCTTGTGCGCTTTGGATACAAGCCGACCGGGAAAAGCCGATACCTCAGCCCGAACAGTTCCAGCGGTCTTGCTGGTGTGGTCTTGTTTGACGATGGCCGCGCTTACAGTCACCATGCCAGTGATCCGTTTGACAACGCCCATACCTTCGATGCTTTCGATCTGTGGTGCCAGTATGAGCACATGGGCGATGTTGGCAAAGCCGTGCGCGATGCCGCAGGGTTTCTGGACGTGTCGAACGATCCGGCTCATGACTATGACCCCGAGGCCATTGCGCACGGTGCCAAGGTTGCAGCGGCCATCCTGCCCAGCCGCCGCAAGGTGATTGATCGCGGCCCGCTGGCAGACGTGCCGGAGCATCTGCTTTCCATTCCAGGGCGCTTGCAAGACGCGGTGAATTTCTATTCCACCACGGCGCCAAAAGATCAGCCGCAGTTTGCCGTGCAGAGTGCCTTGGCCTTCGCTTCGGTGGTGATGGGGCGGCGGTGGCGAACTGACCAGAACAACTATTCGGCGCTTTACTTTGTGAACGTGGCGAAGTCCGCGACCGGGAAGGAACACGCGAAAACGGCAGTAGAGCACATGCTTGAGGCGGCTGGGCTTGAACACATGATCGGCCCGAGTGGTTACACCAGCGCTAGCGGGGTCTTTTCCGCGCTTGTGCAACAGCCTCGGCACATCAGCATCATTGACGAGCTGGGCAAGGTTCTGGCGTCCAGCCAAGCGCAGGGCAACCAGCACAAGGCCGATGCGCAGACGATCCTGATGGAAGTCTTCGGGCGGCAGTCGTCAACGCTGCGCCCGCAGGGCTTTTCGAAAATGGGCATGACGACAAAGCAGGCGGCGGAGTTTGACAAGGTGGTCAGGCACCCCAGCCTGACCTTGCTTGCCATGACCACACCGTCAACGCTTTATGACAACCTGTCCAGCCGCTATGTGTCGGACGGGTTCTTGGGCCGGTTTTTGATTGTCGAAAGCCATATCGGGCGGCAGGTCGGGCGCGGGTCTAAGCTGGGCAGCCCGAGCCAACAGTTGATAGAGTGGGCAAAGAGCCACGCCACGGCATCGGACGGCAACTTGGCGGCAGACAGCCACGAGACACCGCCACCGCCTGTAGAGGTGCCATTTGGGCCGGGATGTGGTGATTTGCTGCGGTCATGCGATGCGGCCATGCTGGCGCTGATGGACGAGCACGAAAAGCACGGGCTGGAAGCCATGTTCGGACGCACGAAAGAGGTGGCGCAGCGGCTGGCCCTGATCATCGCCAGATCGCAGGGCGAAGACGTTATCAGCCCGCTATCGTTGCAATGGGGGATCGACTACGCGACCTTCTACGCGCTTCGCACCGTGGCCTCGCTGCGCAAGTCCATGTCGGACAGCCCATTCGAGGCGGCGTGCAAATCGGTCTATGCGAAGATTGAGGGATCGGGGTTGAAGGGCGTCACGGCGCGCGATCTGAGCGACAGTGTGCGGGCCTTTGCGAACCTTGAACCGCGCAGGCGGAAGGACGTTCTGGACGTGCTTGTGGAAGATCGGGGCATTGTCTGCCGCAACACCAACGAGGGCCAGCGCGGCAGGCCGCGTTTTGCGTGGTTCGCGCCGATCTGAGCAAAATCAATAACTTATAGCAAGTAGCGCAAAATTCTTCAACGTTATGCGCTACTTACGAAAATATCTAACAAAATGCGCTACTTAGCCATAGCTGTTGAAAATGTTCAACGTTATGCGCTACTTAGCGCATTTTTTGCATGTTTTTTGTGCAGATTTTCCCGATATGGGATTTCCCATATCGCCCCGATGGCTATTTGCGCCTGATTTATCAAAACCGTAAATGTGCCTGTTTTCCCATTTGTTATCAATGAGTTGAGTATATACGCCATTTAACGGAATAACGCCTACAGGGAAGGCAACTGGGGACAGTCAGGTAGGCGTCGCCCTTACGCGAGGGGAGACAGAAAAGGAAAAGGACGGGGGAAGAAAAGGCATATATATAGAAAGAGAAGAGAGTTCTTTTCTTTTATATATACAGAACAGCAGGTTAGCCCGTGTGATTTTCGGGTCATTTGCGTGTCCGCATAATGCAGGCGTTTTCCCATAAAGAAAATTCTCACAGATCGGCTTGACACACCCCCGCTACATGCCGCATGATCCACCTGCGGCGTAAGGATAGCTTCCGATGCCGGGCTTCCTGTGGCCCGGTCGCCGCAACCACCACACAGGACAACGCAACAGGAGCGATAGACACATGACCCCCATCCTCGCTGCATTCTGGCACCGCACCCGCCGCGAGTTCGTCGCAATGACCGCCGACGACATTTCCCGCAAGATCAACGAAGAGCGCAACCAGGTTGTGCATGACCTGCGCAACCTCATCCTTGACGGCAAGGTCAGCGCGGACAACCTCAACCACAAAGGCGCCACGATTTACGAACTGCCGCCCAAGATGCAGGCGCTTGTGCAGGCGCAGGTGATCGGGGGTGCGGCGTGACCGAGTTCCTGTCAGTCCTCGTCGTATTCGCAATCATCAGCATCGCCGCAGCAAGGCCGGAAGATATCGCCGCGATGATCGCAAAGGTCGAACACGGATACATCGCCGCGAAGGAGGCCGCGCAATGAAAGAGCTTCACGTCAAGCTTTCCGCCAAGATCAACGACGACTTGAAGGAAGCAGTTGAAAATTTTGGCATGGCAATGGAACAACTTATCGCAGCTTGCGAAAAATCGCCTGTCATGATCTTCACCGAAGACAAAGACCAAGAGCCAGACACGGAGGCCGCGCAATGACCCGCGCCGAGATCCTCGCAGCCGCAGCGCAGGCCGTCTCGCACGATCGCAACGCTACCCACGGCGAACCGGAAGACAGCTTCGGCCTCATTGCTGCCTATTGGTCCGCGCACCTTGATCAAGTCATCAGCCGCGCTGACGTCGCGGTCATGATGAACTTGCTGAAACTGGCGCGCATCAAGACCAGCCCGGAACATGTCGATCACTGGATCGACATTGCCGGATATGCCGCCTGCGGTGGGGAGGTGGCGACGAATGGCAACCCGTGAAGAATACCGCCGCCTCGCCGATCTGGGCTACACCGCAAGGCAGGCCGCTGACGAATT